AGTTGGATGTTCCAACCTTAAAGCATTGATTGAAGATGATAAATTAGTAATTCCAGACTACGACACTATTGCAGAACTAACTACCTTTATCGCAAAGGGTCAATCATTCCAAGCGGAAGATGGATGTAACGATGACCTAGCAATGTGTCTGGTTATATTCTCATGGATGGCAACACAACCATACTTCAAAGAGATGCATGATAATGATGTGCGTGCGCGGATCTATGAAGATCAACGAGACGCAATCGAACAAGATATGGCACCTTTTGGGTTCGTTTCTGATGGTATGGATGACGAGTACTTCGCAGACGCTCAGGGCGATGTCTGGAAAGTCGCGGAATATGGAGATAAATCATACATGTGGGACTATAGATAGCATTTCATTTTTATAAATAATCCTAGACAACAAGTGCAGGGCACTAAATCTAGGAGTTTTAAACAATGGCAGCTAATCAATCCTCACCTGGAGTCGTAGTCCAGGAAAGAGATCTGACAACTATTACAACATTATCCACCGCGAACGTTGGTGTGATTGCAGCACCTTTTGAATTAGGTCCTGTTGAATCAGTGTTGGAAATCGGTTCTGAAAGAGAACTTGTAGCACAGTTTGGTGAACCAAACGACTACAACTATGAGTACTGGTATACTGCAGCGCAGTTCCTATCATACGGTGGAGTACTAAAAACAATCCGTGCTGACAGCGATACTTTAAAGAATGCTGTTGATACAGGCACTGCACCAAAGATTAAGAATTTACAAGACTACGAGACTACATACGAGACTGCAAGTAATAACTGGAATTGGGCAGCAAGAACTCCTGGTACTAAAGGAAACTCAATCGGTATCTTCATGACAGACTCTGGTGCTGACCAGATCGCTGTTGTTCCTGCTCCTGGATCAGGTAACGATCACGAGTTCGTTTCTGGTGAAGCACTTAGCGTTTCTGCTACTGGTGCAGCAGGTAAAGTTTTCAAATATAGCATTGTCCTTACAGTTGGATCTGTAGTAGGATCATTCGTTCCTGGAACTACAACTTCAATCAGTATTTCTGGTTCTGCACAAACAGTTAATGTACTTGCATATGATGCAGGTAACAGAAAGATTGAAATCGGTCTTCCTTCTGGTGGTGTTACTGGTATCATTGCTGATGGTCAGACTATTACTCAGGGTTCTAACACTGCAGTAATCGAAACTTCTGGTATCGAAAGACGTGTTTATGTCGCAAAAGACAAAGGTTCAGTTGACTTTGCTGCTGCTGACAGTATCGCTGATACTAACTCTACTGCTGTTGCAGTTAGTTTAGTAAGAGTTGAGTATGATGAGCGTGAGTATCTTCCAGGTCAGAAATGGGTTGAAGTTGCTCCTAGACCTTCAACTTCTTCTTTCACTAGTGCAAACGGTGGATTTAGAGACGAACTTCACATCCTCGTAACTGACGTTGATGGTAAGATCACTGGTAACGCAGGTACTGTTCTTGAGAGATACATCGGTGTTTCTAAAGCATCTGATGGTAAGTCTTCTCTTGGAGAGACCAATTACTACGTTGAAGTTATCAAGCAGAAATCTGCTTATGTCTTCTGGGGTGAGCACGAAACTACACTGTTTGCTGCTACTGCTTCTGCTTCTGCAGGTAACTGGGGACAAAGTGCTGCTTCTAGACAGTTCAACTTACTTCGCTCAACTGCAGGTACTGTAGATTATCCTGCAGGTGCAGTTACTCTTGGATCTGACGAGAACGCTACTTTCTACTACAGACTTGGTAGTGGTGCTGACTATGCACTTTCTGGTGGTGAGTATACTATTACTTCAGCAGGTCTTGCTACTGCATATGGATTGGTAGATGACCCAGAATCACAAGTCATCGACTTCATCTTAGCAGGTCCTTCTGGCGCAACTGATTCTGCTGCTATCTCTAAGGTTGCTGCTCTAGTCAGTATTGTTGAAGAAAGAAGAGACTGTATGCTATTCGTTTCTCCTCGTAGAGGAAACGTGATTGGCGTCAGTAGCGCAGCAACTCAAACTGTTAATATCATTAACTTCTTTGATCAACTACCTAGTTCTTCTTACATGGTATTTGACTCTGGTTATAAGTACATTTACGATAAGTACAACGACGTATACAGATACGTTCCTTGTAACGGTGACGTTGCAGGTCTTTGCTTACAAACAACTGAAGTTGCAGAACCATGGTTCTCACCTGCAGGTTTCGCTCGTGGTCAAGTTAGAAATGCTATCAAACTTGCATTCACTCCTAACAAGACTCAGCGTGACAGACTTTACTCTGCAAGAGTTAACCCAATCGTTTCCTTCCCAGGTCAGGGTATCGTTCTTTACGGTGACAAGACCGCACAGGCATTTGCTTCTGCATTCGATAGAATCAATGTTAGACGTCTCTTCCTCACTATTGAGAGAGTTATCTCTGGTGCTGCTAAGTCACAACTCTTTGAACAGAACGATGAGCAACAAAGAGGACTCTTCCTCAACATTGTTGAACCATACTTGAGAGATGTTCAAGGTCGTCGTGGTGTAACTGACTTCTTAGTTAAGTGTGACAGCGAGAACAACCCACCTGAGTCTGTTGACAGAGGTGAGTTCAACGCTGAAATCTTTGTGAAACCAACAAGGACTATCAACTACATTACTCTGACTTTCGTTGCTACTAGAACTGGAGTTTCTTTCCAAGAAGTCGCAAGTTAAAATTAAATAAAAACCTCTGAAAAAACGCTTTGTTCTAAATAATAGGACAAAGCGTTTTATATTAACCTACCATGGCAGGAATTCAATCATTTAAATCTAGAGTCAGCGGTGATTTTTCTAGACCTAACCTGTTCAAATGCGTCATTGACTTCCCATCGGTAGTCGCAGGCGGACAAGAAGCAGCAAAACTCGGTGAGTTTACCGTGAGAGCAGCGAACTTACCCGCAACACAGTTGGGTATTGTCGAAGTCCCTTACAGAGGTCGCGTACTCAAGATTGCAGGTGACCGTACATTTGAACCTTGGACCATCACTATCATGAACGATAAAGACTTCGTTCTTCGTAACGCATTTGAAAGTTGGGCACAGGGTGTTCAAGAGTATACTCAAAACGTTACTACTGCAGGATCAGACGTTGGATCCTATTTCAAGGACATGAGAGTTATTCAGTATGATAGGTTTGGCGATCTAAAAGATTCAGCAGATGCAGAGGCAGATCCTAAGGTTCTTGCAGAGTATCGTTTCTATGATACTTTCCCAACTAACGTTGCTGCAATCGATCTTGATTACGGAAGCAATGACGCTATCTCCGAGTTTACCGTAGAACTTCAAGTCCAGTACTGGAAACCAGTTTACAAGGGCGAGAAGACTGAAGGCGGAAAACAAACTAAAAAATAAGGTTTTAGAAAGTTCCTAAATAAGACAGGAACAACAATACTATAGTATAAAATGTCTCAACTCTTCGGATTTTCACTCCAGAGAGCAAAGAAGGTTCCTAAGGGACCTTCTTTTGTTCAGAAGGATAGTATGGATGGTACGCAACCGATTGTCGGTGGCGGTCACTATGGATACTCTGTTGATTTTGATGGGACTATTCGTAATGAATATGAACTGATCTCTCGTTATAGAGAGATGGTTCTCCAACCAGAATGTGACAGCGCAGTAGATGATGTCGTTAACGAAACCATCTGCGGTAACTTTGATGATGTACCAGTTGAGGTTGAACTAAGCAACCTTAAGCAATCAGAAAAGATTAAGAAGTTAATAAGAGAGGAGTTCGATGAGATTCTCCGTCTTCTAGACTTTGATAATAGATCTTATGAGATCTTCCGTCGTTGGTATGTTGACGGTAGATTATTCTTTCATAAGATCATCGACCCTAAGAATCCTCGTAGCGGACTTACAGAACTGAGGTATATCGATCCTCGTAAGATTCGTAAAGTGACTGAGTTTGAATCGAAAGATCCAAACGCAATGCGTAGTGCAGATCTTAACACTCAACTCACGCAAACGTCCCATACTTACTATCTCTATAATCCTAAAGGATTAAGGAATACTACTAATCAGGGCATGAAGATTGCACCTGATTCTATCACTTATTGTCATTCTGGTATTCAGGATCTCAATAAGAACATGGTGCTATCGCACCTACATAAAGCGATCAAGGCAGTTAATCAACTCCGTATGATCGAAGACTCTTTGGTTATCTACCGTTTGAGTAGAGCACCAGAACGTCGTATTTTCTATATTGATGTTGGTAACTTACCTAAGAACAAAGCGGAGCAATACCTTCGTGAAGTTATGGGAAGGTACCGTAACAAGTTAGTGTACGATGCAAATACAGGAGAAATTAAAGATGACAAGAAGTTCATGTCAATGCTCGAAGACTTCTGGTTACCCAGACGAGAAGGCGGACGAGGCACTGAGATCACTACGCTCCCAGGTGGACAAAATCTTGGAGAACTTGAGGATGTCAAATACTTCCAGAAGAAACTTTATAAGGCACTAAACGTTCCTAACTCTAGATTAGAATCAGAAGCGACATTTAATATTGGTCGTGCTGCTGAAATCACAAGAGATGAAGTTAAATTCCAGAAGTTCATTGCACGTCTCCGCAAAAGATTTAGTGAACTATTCCATGATCTTTTAAAAACTCAACTCGTTCTAAAAGGAATTATTTCCATTGAAGAATGGGAGGATATGAAAGAGCATATCCAATACGATTACATTGCTGACAACTACTTTACAGAACTCAAGGAGATTGAGATCCGTAATGAGAGAATGAATCAAGTTAACGTAATGGATCCTTATGTTGGTAAATACTTCTCAGTGGAGTACTTACGAACACAAGTCCTCAAACAAACAGTACAGGAACAAAAGGAAATTGACAAACAGATTAAATCTGAACTTGAGTCTGGTGTTATACCTGATCCTGCAGCGGAAATGGATCCATCTATGGATCCTAATGCTGCCCCAGAAGAACAACAGCAGGAGGAACTTCCGCAAGTAGATCCAGGTGATTTACGCAGAGGAGAGTTCTAAGTTGCTAAATAAATACAGTAGGAGTTATTATGCCTAGCGAAATCGCACAAACCATTGTCAACCAAATCTTTGGTGACGAAAAAGCGAAAGCAGTTGATTCGGTAAACGATGCCTTATCTGCTGCTGCATACGATGCAGTTCAACAACGTAAAGTTGATTTTGCAGCAAGTATGGGTTTTGAACTTGATGATACTGCACAGGATGCTGCGGATGAAATCTCCGATGAACTTCCTGATAATACAGAAGAAATCCCAGAACCTACACAAGGAAACGTCGAAACCCCTGAGGTAACAGACGAAACACAACCCGAAACTGAGGAAGAATCCGATGAGACTAATAGCTGAAGAAATTAACCAAGTCGATTTTCTTTGCGAAGAGAAAGAAGGCAAGAAGAATTACTTCATTGAAGGTGTCTTTTTGCAAGCGGAACTAAAAAACCGTAACAACAGAATGTACCCTCTCAAGACTCTTACTAAAGAAGTCGCTAAATATGATGAGAACTACATTCAAAAAGGGCGTGCCCTTGGAGAACTAGGTCATCCTGATGGTCCATCTATCAACCTAGATAGGGTATCACATAAAATTCTCTCATTGAGAGAAGATGGAAACAACTTCATCGGAAGAGCGAAGTTACTTGACACACCTATGGGTAAAGTCGCCAAGTCATTGCTAGACGAGGGCGTAAAACTCGGTGTTTCATCGAGAGGCATGGGATCTATCCGCAAGGAAGATAACTGCAACGTTGTTATGGACGACTTCATGTTAGCAACTGCTGCTGATATCGTCGCTGATCCTTCAGCACCTGATGCATTTGTCAATGGAATCATGGAAGGAAAGGAGTGGGTTTGGGATAATGGAATCCTAAAAGAGTCTGCTGTTGCTCAATTAAAAACAGAAATCGATCATGCAACCCTTAGAAATTTACAAGAACGCAAAGTTTCCGCGTTTGAGTCGTTTCTAAAGAGTTTGTGATTTATAAATAAATACAGACAACGCTAAAGCATAACGGAGTTTAAACAAATGGCTGAGACCCTCGAAAAAAATCTTGATAACATGGATGAAGTGACCGAAGGTGCTACCCAATCCAAAACAGCGGTTAACGACAAGGCAAAACCTGGTGACCCTATCGATACATCGAAAGGTGGTGCATCTAAGGTAATTGACGTTAACACTGATTCAGAAGAAGGCGCAAAAGGAACTAAAAACGCAGGCAAATCTGCAGCAGCACCAGTAGGTAAAGCACCTGTTCCGAGCACGAAACCTTCTGACGCATCCGCAAAAATGGAGGAAACCGAAGATGGCGAAGAAGCGATCGCTGAAACCAAGTACGACTTTACTCAAGATGTTGACGCTCTTGTCGCAGGTGAAGAACTCTCAGAAGAATTCCGAACCAGGGCAGTAACGATCTTCGAGGCAGTTGTAACTGAAAAGGTTAATGCTGAAGTTAAAGCGTTGCAAGAGGCATTTGAAGAGTCTCTGACTGAAGAAGTCGAAAAAATCAAAACAGAATTAGCCGAGAAGGTTGATGACTACTTATCTTATGCTGCTGAGAACTGGATGAAAGAGAATAATCTCCAGATCGAGCACGGTATTAAGACTGAGATGAGTGAATCATTCTTCAATGGTCTAAAAAGTCTTTTCTTAGAGCACAACTTTAGTGTGCCTGAGGAAAAATTCAATCTACTTGACGGTATGGTTGGAGAGCTTGATGATATGGAAAAGAAACTCAACGAAACAATCGACACTAATGTTGCTTTAAACAAGCGCATCGGTGAGTTTGTTAAAATGGAAATTGTGAACGAGAGTGCTGTTGGTCTAGCAGAAACCCAAAAGGAGAAGTTAGCATCATTAGCAGAGGGTGTTGAGTTTGAGAATGAAGAAGATTTTCGTAAGAAGATCGAAACTATCAAGGAATCATACTTCACTAGGAAGGCTGAGATCGCAGAATCTGCGAAGGAACCCACCGAAGAAGCATCAGCACCTTTGGTAGAATCAACAGAGAGTGGCACAATGTCGAAGTACGTTGATGCAATCGCTCGCTGGTCCAAATAATTTAAACTACTATCTCTACTATTAGAATAAACTAATGACAGTTCAAAAACTACAAGAGAAGTGGGCACCCGTTCTTAATCACGACGCTCTCCCAGAGATCGGTGACTCTTATAAGAAAGGCGTAGTCGCACAACTCTTAGAAAACCAAGAAAAAGCACAAATCGAAGAAGGTCAAATCCTTTCTGAGACTTTACAAACTACTGGTTATACTGGTGGCAGTACCGCTACAGGTCCTGTTGCAGGTTTCGACCCAGTACTTATCTCATTGATCCGTAGATCGATGCCATCGCTGATCGCTTACGACATCGCAGGCGTTCAACCAATGACTGGTCCTACTGGACTGATCTTTGCGATGAGAACTAACTACGGTGCCGAAAGAGATCCTAACGCATCTGGTTACGACGAAGCATTCTTCAACGAACCAAACGCAGGTTTCTCTGGTGGTGCAGGTTCTGCTTACGATCCTGGCGCATCAGGTTCTGCAAACAACGACGCTGAAGGCAACAACCCTTCTGTTCTTAACGACGGTTCTCCTGGAACTTACGAACAGACTGGCGATGCTGCAGGCATGGCAACTGCTACCTCTGAAGCATTAGACGACAGTGCATCTAACACTGCGTTCAGAGAGATGGGTTTCTCCATCGAGAAGGTGACTGTTACTGCTAAGGCAAGAGCTTTAAAGGCAGAGTACAGCATCGAACTTGCTCAAGACTTGAAAGCAATTCACGGTCTTGATGCCGAGCAAGAACTTAGCAACATTCTCTCTACTGAGATTCTTGCTGAGATCAACAGAGAAGTTGTTCGTACTATCTACACTAACGCTGTAGCAGGTGCACAGAACAATACTTCTTCTGCAGGTATCTTCGACCTTGACGTTGACTCTAATGGTCGTTGGTCAGTTGAGAAGTTCAAAGGACTTCTTTTCCAGATCGAAAGAGATGCTAACGCTATCGGTCAGCAAACTCGTCGCGGGAAGGGCAACATCTTGATCTGCTCTGCAGACGTTGCTTCTGCTCTAGGTATGGCAGGCGTTCTTGATTACGCTCCAGGTTTACAAGGTAACAACGCACTTACAGGTGTAGACGATACTTCTTCTACTCTCGTTGGTACTCTTAACGGACGCATCAAGGTTTACGTTGATCCTTACTCTGCTAACGTTGCTGACAAGCACTTCTACGTTGCAGGATACAAAGGTACTTCACCTTACGATGCAGGACT